GCAGGAAGATATTACTTTTGAAGCGTATCGTTTCAACCATTTTGATCGTCCACGAAAGCCATACATTTTTGCAACTATTTTTAATAATGAAAGTTCACCGATCGGTCAGACTGACATGATTACACAGTCATCACCGCTTCAACAAAACATTGATGAAACAAAACGCGACATAACACAGAACGCAAAACTTGTTAACGGAATAATAAAAGTGGATTCAACAGTGATGGATAAAGCTGATGCACAGCGTATGCGATTTGAAGCAGAGGGAATTATTTGGGGTAAGGGTGCGGTTGCTGGAGTTCAACGAGAAACTGGACCGGCACTTCCTGCGTTCGTTGTAGAAAATATGCAAGACAGTAGACGCGAGATAGATGACATCATGGCTGCGAGTTCTGCGTTCAAAGGAATTCGTGAGGGACAAGAAACTCGTGGTGGACGACTGGCACTTATTGACCAGTCATTTTTGCGTTTGAATGAACTCGTACAAGTTATAGATTATGTTAACTACGAATTATTTAATTGGTGGTACCAACTTGCGAAAGTTAGATACACAGAACATCACTACGCAAAATCTTTAGGAAAAAATGCAGCGACAGAATTGATTTCATTAACACAAGATGATTTTATTGATGGTTCTGAAATAAGAATTATTGCTGGAAAAACACTTCCGGAGGACCGACAATTTAAGTATGAACAAGCGCAAGGTGATGTTGAGAAAGGATTACTTTCACCTGTTGACTATTTTGAAACGGCAGGTTATGACGCACCATCTGATAAAGCGAAAAATCGTGTGGTTTACGACCTCAATAAACCATTTGCTGTCGGTATTCCTGATGAGGAAATGGCTAAAATTGCTCCAAAACCAGTGGAGGAACCACCTAAACTTTCTATGAATTATATTGATCTTCCTCCTGATGGTAAGGTCCAGATGGCAGCCAAAGCTGGTATCCAACTGAACCCACAGATTCTAGTGGCAGAGGAAATCGCTGATAGAAATGAGAAGAAAGCGGCTGAAAAGAACAAGATGGACCTAGCCCATAAATCACTAGAGATGAAAGCTAACCAACCAAAACCGGCAGCACCGGCTAAAAAATAGACACTTGACCGTGAAGTCGTTAAACTATTATTAGTTAAGATCAAGCAACATCTGTTCAACCGTAAGGTCAAGTTCAGATGATGGCAATCACAAAACATATGACACTTGAACACGAAACTTTGGAACTTACTCCGGCAGTGGAAACACCAAGCCCAGAAGTACCACCTAAAGAAGAACCAGCGGCTGATCCTACGCCATTGGCTCCGGAAGTTACCCCTGACGCAACCCTTTACGACCTCCCAGATGGTAGAAAAGTGGACGCAGACACACTTCAAAGGGAATGGAAAGAAAATTTCCTCCCAGAATTTACGAGAAAATCCCAGCGATTAGCCGAGATAGATCGTGAAAAGGACCTTAATAGACCTGGAGATGAACCAGCTTGGAAGAAACCAGACTATGTTCCACAGAATTATGCAGAGGTAATTGAGTTCGCAAAAAAGGAGGCGCTGAACGAAATCCAAAGCACACATCAGGCGGAACAAGCTAGGATTAAAGCCGTTCAAGATTCAGTTGATTCAGAATTAACTGAAATTAGAAAGGCGGATCCTAAACTAGACGAAAACTCCCTATTCCAACACGCGAATAAGTACGGATTCTCTAGTCTGAAAACAGCACATTCAAATATGTTGGATATGAAAAAGGCGGTAGTAGAAGTAGAGCAACGCACGGTGAAAAATATAAAAACACGAGATGCGGACCCTATTTCAACCGGTCATGGAGGAGAACTACCAGATGCTGGTGGTTACGATCCGAACGAAATGTCCAATTTTGATAGTGCGACTTCCTATCTACAGTTCATCAAAGGGAAAAAATAACCCCTTACACATATGATATTTTCAGAAGCAGTTACATCAGTAACACGAAGTTACATTGTACCGAGAGTGTACGACACAATTTCAAAAGGTTCACCAGTCCTTATGAAACTTTTGCAGAACGCAAAGCCTTGGAAAACTGGAGTTAGTTACGAAGTTATTATCAAGTACCAAGATACAACAAACGGTGGTAACACTGGTATCGCGGACAAACTTGATACAGATCGCCAGAATGTGAGAACAAAGATGAACTTCACACCAAAAATGTGTTACAAGCCAGTAGTTGTTGCTAACATTGAAACGACTTTGAACCAGGGAGATGAGCAAGTTATTGACCTATTGGAAGCAGAATTTGATTCACAAGCACAGTCTTTGATGCAAGTCATGGCTACAAACTTGTGGACAGGAACCGGAGCAGGAAATGCTTGGGATTCTATCTTCAATGCGGCTGATGACGGAACAAACTTTGCAACATATGGAGGTCTTTCAAGAACAACATATCCTACAATTAAAGGTTACTACCTAGCCGCAGCTGGTGCTTTGACACTTGCAAAAATGGCTACAGCGTATGATGCCGTAACTGTTGGTATGGATACTCCAGACATTATCGCTACAACAAAGGCTCTATGGTCAACATATGAATCTTTGCTACAGCCTACTGTCCGAGCTGGTTACACACAAAACGGTTATCCTAGGATGAACGGTTTTGGTATGGTTTCACGAACAGAGGGCATGACAGGACAAGCTGGTTTTGATGTTCTTTTCTTCCGAGGTACACCAGTTGTTAAGGATGAGCAAATTCCATCAGGAAAAATGTTCTTAATTAACACTAACTTCTTCGGATTTAAGGGTATCAATGTTGCTGGTCTACGACAGGTTAACTTCAAGAAGCAAAATCCTGGAGTACCTCTAGCAGTGCCAGGACGAATTCCATCTACACGAGGATTCAACTTCCGTGACTTAATGTCACCAGTTGATCAACTTGCAGAAGTAGGTCATTTGATTTATGCAGGAAACTTCATATCAGAAAACCCACGACTACAAGGACAAATGGTTGGTTTGTCTTAAATTATTCATCCCTTTACCGTGAGTTAAAGACTGCACGAGAGGGTTAAACTAAAAAATATATATGAGCCAATTAATTGAAAATTATGTACCGGTGGTCAAATTCAACGGAGGTCTGTCAACAGAACTTCCAGTTGTAATTAGTTCTGACTTGACGGTTACTGGTACAACAAATATCGCAGGTGTTTCACTTACTGACTTAACCACGACTGGCAACACCACTCTTGGTAATGTAGTAACAGATACAACTACAATAAATGGTGAAACCGACATTAATGCAGCAACGGCTGCTAATGGAAACGGACTTCATGTTTCTCAAACTCCTAGTGCGACAGGAAAGCACAACGGAGTAAAAGTAGATATTACACAATCAGCAGCAGGTGATGATTCAAACTCTGGCGTTCGCGCTACGATCACGAAAACAACAACTGCGGCTATTGGTAATCTACGATCAGTTCACGCGGTTCTTGATATGGTAGCGCAACCAACTTCACAAGGTCATACTGCGGCAGGATATTTTGAGGGTGCAACAACAGATGCAGCAACAAATATCACTGGCATTATCTCTGCTGTAAAGTCAGGTGCGGCTGGTGGAGCAACAACTCCGTTCTTGAATATCATTGATGCTTCAACAACCAAATCAACTGTTGTTTTGGAAGCTGGAACAGGTGGTGCATTAGGTACTGCTGTTGCGAGTGCTGCTGTGGCTTTCACAACAGGTCTTACAGTAGGAACTATTAATGCGGCTACAACAGCAGCATTGAAAGTGAAGATTAATGGCGTTGACTATTGGATTCCATTAGCTACTACACCAGTTTAATTATTAGCTAACTGAAACAATTATGGACGAACCAATAATTGAGGAAGCCGTTGCTCCAGAAGAAATTGCTGAAGAAGCGGTTGCTGCTATTGAGGAGGAAGTAGAAGCTGCTGCGGAGGAAGAAATTGCTCCGGAGGAGGAGGTAGTCGTGTAAATTAAAAATTAAGGGGTGTTTACCCCAAAGAGCCGGAGGTTAAGAGCCAAAGGCTGAAAAACAAAATGAACCAAATTACATTTCAAAGCGTTTATCAGACAAGTGCAACTTCTAATCCGTTCGCACTCGGTCAAAGAGGTCAAACTCCTGATGGACGACAGTGGGTATTTGTTAAGGCAAATTCTGCCCTAGCAAAAGGATCAGTAGCCGTGCCAGATGCAGTTACTGCGGTTGACACAGTGTCATCTTCAGCGGACGCACTTGGTAGAATCGTTTATATCACTAAGGCAGCAGCAGGATGGACCACTGGTCAATTCGCAGATGCTATCGGTGTTGTGGATGATGGTACTGGTGTTGGACAGACATTCAAGATTCAGACAAACTCAACAGATACACTCACACTGTATCCAGAAACAGCATTGTCAACAGCTTTGGCTGTAGCTGATTCTGATATCACTATCCGCACAATGGCGGAAGTTGATAAGGCAGCAATCACATCTAAATTGCAAAGTGCAGTAGGTGCCGCACAGGTTGCCTTTGCCGC